TTAGCACGAGTCACTCCTGTATACCAGACTCGGGCTTCAGCCATTTTATCATTACCATTCTTACTATTAAAATGAGATGGCCAATTAGACTTCTCATATATAATAACATTGTCTGCTTCTCCTCCTTTAACGGAGTGAATAGTGTCAATAATAATGTTAGCTTTGTCATCAAGTTCTACATTGTTTTTTAACATAGTTTCAAAATAATCCAAGTCCTTTATAGTAAATTTACGGTTTAGTACTTCCCACCAATTGTTGTTAGGTGTGTGTAGTCCTGCTTGAGTTTTTAAAAATTGTAGATCTAAAGGTTCATTAGGATGAACAGCTGACCAAGATTTAGCATCTATCTTTCTCCATCCTCTTTTTATCTCTTGAATAAAGTCATACATAATTCCCACTTCTTCTTTGTTAAGAGTTCCTCCCTTTTTTAACTTCTCCCAATAAGAAATAGCTAACCATTTGTTCATATTAAATGATTTATTACCTCTCATGTCTTGGAAGTATAAGCCTTTTGCTCTAGCAAAATCTCTTAATTCGTTTACATTATTTCTTACTCTTCCTAAAATTAGCCAGGAGCCCTCTATTTTACCTATTGGAATCTCATTAAACTTAGAGTATCTCTCTATATAACCTCTTACATTGTTGCTAGTAAATTCTTTTTCTTGTCTCACAGTTATAAATTTTAATATTTCTTTTGATAAACTATGGACATCTTTGTTTAATCTATATGATTTTTTTAAGGTAAATACTTTCCCAGGGAAAGTTAGAAAAGAATGTACATCTGCACCATTCCATTCATATATGGCTTGATCATCATCTCCAGCTAAATAAATTCTTTTTGCTTTTTCTGCTATCTTGTAGACAAATTTCCATTGAAGTGGAGTTAGATCTTGAGCCTCATCTACTATAAATACTTTGTAATGTTGTGGATTAACTTCTTCAATATATTTTTCAACCATATCTGTAAAGTCTATTTTATGATTCTTTTTAAATTTTTCATAATTTCTTATGATGTCTCTATATTGAATTAACCTTCCTCTTTTAATTGTCTCTCTTCTAAAAGCTTCATCTGGTTCAATTAATAAATTTCTAGATTTGTCATATACTCTAAGAAACCAGTTATTAAATACCCTGTTGTTCATGTCTTCATCACTCATGTTAGCTGAAACAGTTCCCCAATCCGTATGAAACTCCAACATATCTATTCTAGGATCTACCACTTGAACGTTATCTAAATGTTTTTTACAAAAAGAATGAATAGTTCTAAAATTATCAAAATCTTCTTCTTTGTAATCTTTAAATTTTTTAACTACTCTTGATACAGCTTCGTTAACAGCTTTGTTTGTGAAAGATACATAGACAATCTCATGGGGTTGTACACCTAACCTTAACCATTTTTCTATTATTTTAATAAGCCTCGTGGTTTTACCTGTACCAGGAGGCCCAAATATTTTAGCAGTTTTATTGATTATCTGGATCAAAGCTAGGCATCTTCTTGTTAAAGTTAACGTTACGATCTTTTACAGATTCAAACTTAGGTTTAGATATTTTCCAAAGTCTAGCTGTGTATTCCTTATGCTTCCTTATATACTCTGCTCCATTGTCTATTAATATTTCTTTTACTTCTGGAGCCTTTAAGTTCTGACCTTCTTTCTTTAAAAACTTTTTAAAGACCTCTAATCTAAAAAACATATAACCATCTTCTTCATAAACATAATCACTTTGTGTTTGAGATATATCATCTGCAACTTGGTTATCATCAATAAAGTTTTTGAATATGTATTCAAATTCATCTTTATCATCATCTGTAAAGTCATAACCTTCCACATCAGTTTGTATTGTTTTAAGATAATTTAACCATAAATGAAATGATTCCTTCTCCATAGTTTTCCAAACAATATCTGTATCAAACAACTGTGTTTTAAGTAATTGTTGCTGACAAAGTTCTTGTCCAGTTAATCTTATAGGCTTCTTATCAATAGTTAAAATATATTTAGGTGGCTTAGTATTAATCTTTTGAAAAGAATCTACAGAAAAACTATAGTTACTTTTACCTATACCTAACTTTCTTTTAATACATAGATCTTGGTTACAAAACCTTTTAGCAGGCGGAGTGTTACATTTATAATTATATTCTTTTTCTTTAGTTAAAGAATTAATAATTGTAGCCTTAACTTCTTTTGCAGGTAATGCATTTTCTCCCCAAGCTTTATTTACTTCTTGAAGATCATGTTCCCATGCTCCTTCTTTACCTAACTTCTTAATCATACATACACCCACATTAAACAAAGCTTCGTTTCTACCACCTTGCTCCATCTGCGTTGTCATAAATGATTGTACACATGGAGGATATTCCTTAAACATATCGTCTCCGTTTTCCTGTACTTCAATTTTTATTGCATAGAAATCTTTAGGTTTTAATCTAAATTTACTAACAGCTTCTGGTAATTTCTCAAAAGGTATCGAGTGGCCGTTGTCATCTAATGCATATCGCATAGTCATTTCTGCATTAAAGTAAGGTAGATTTAACCAATTACCTATAGTTCCTAGTTCTACATTAATTGTTCTTTGTTTAGGAAATATTTCACAATCTCCAAAACCTAATACTCCGGCTATCTCAGTTAATTTATTAATCATCTCAGATGCAGTTATCACACCATCAATATGTAAAAATAAATGTAATCCACCAGACTTAGATCTATAAGGAAAGAGTGGAAGTTTTAGTTCTCTAATTTTTTTAATAGTAGATTTAATATCCATAGAATATTTATCTACATCAATACAGCCCCACTTACAGTTATTGTCCTTCATAATTGGAACAATACCTATAGAGACTTCACCTTTTAGATGTTTTTCAAATAGTTCGTTTGTTACAGACCCTTTCTTAGTAAGCGCTTTACCTTCTGCTTTACCATCAGACCTATGAGCCCCATTGAGCTCATAGGTACCGTAAGCGGAGTCTAATCCGCCGAATAGGTCGCTAAAAAATTCTAGCGATTCCATATTTAAAACGGTGCTGATGTTACTTGTGGCTCGCCTTCTTGAGCAAGATTCACCTTAGTATTTCCTTGCTTACAAGTTTCATAGAACGACATAGCCGTATCCATTAAGTCTTGATTAGGAATGTCTTTATGGTGTTCAACTTCCCATCCAAACCAAGAACCTAAACTATTCTTTTCAAGCATAGTCTTCATCAAATAAATTTGAGACCATGTTGGTGGTTGGAACATTCCGTTTTTACCTTTTCTTCTCTGAGAAAGCATCATTGAATTCCACTTCTTAGACTTCTTAGCTTGAGTGGCCTTCATGACTATAACTGCTGTCTCTGACGGTTGATCGTTTTCATCTACAATTACTACATAGTGATAATGAGTCGGTTCAATATAATTACCATTTGGTAACCTATCTTTTCTATCATCTCCTCTAGTAGTTGTAGCCATAATGTCTGAATCCGCAGCATATGAATTAACAGGTGCAACAGAATTCTGTGTACCTCTGTCAGCCCACTCTACGTATTCAAATTTATAAAAACAAGGAACGACTTTAAAACCGTCCTTACCATTATAAAGTTTATTTAGAACAGTATTAATTACCTGTCCTGGTCTTGCATTCTCAATAAACTTAGAATCACCTTGAGTTACGTGAGGTGAATTGTTAGTGAGGATCTTTAAGAACGGAAGGGATACATCATTTGATGTAATGTTTTCCGCTCCTGCACCAGCTAACTGTTCCAATGATGAAACATCTAGTGATGGGGCAGATGCAGTTTCTTTTTTAACTACTTCTGATTTTGGCGTTTCTGTTTGTGCCATGTGTTACTCCTATAGTTGTTACTTGTTAGTTTTTATCTTAGTTCTATTAGCAACGTATAACCCAAATAAGTCTGAGGGTATAGTTTTATTTTTCTCGGATTGCTCTTTAACAAATCCTCGAAGCGTTTGCCAATGGATGTCCTCTTTTTGGTCTACGACAAGACCTTTAGCTTCTAGCTCAGCTTTTACTCTAGCTGCGTCAGAATCTTCTCCTTTACTAAACGATAAGGTTAAATTATTTTTAACCAAATCCCCAAAGTTATTGTCACGTAGCCATTTAAAAGCATCCGCTTTTTTATCTTCTGGGATCTTCGCATAGTAATAAGGTGCAACCTCAACAGAAGAACCATCTTCTAGTTTGAGCATTGATATACCTGCCTCAGACATTACAGCAGGGATAACTTCTTCAGATAAACGTAGTTGCTCTGCTTTAGCATTTTTAAGTGCTATTTCAGCTTGTTCTACAGTTTTATTTTGAGAAAGTAATTCATTGCATAGATTTGCAATATCTTTGGTTTTATCGGTGTCTATACTTATATTTGTTAGTTGTTCTAGGTTCATAAAAATGACCTCCTTTATTACCTTGACTATATAGTCATTAAAACCTATAAGTCAACCACTATGTTGAACTTGTTTAACTTTAAAACTGCTCCTTACGAGCATCAAAAAATTGCCTTAGAAAAATCCTGGAATAAATTAAATTACGCTTTCTTCATGGAAATGGGAACAGGTAAAACAAAAGTTACAATAGATAATATCGGTTTACTACGACTTCATGAAGGTATTACAGGTGTTTTAATTATTGCACCTAAATCCGTATACACGGTATGGGCCTATGATGAGATCGAAAAACACATGAGTCCAGATATTGACTACACTACTTACATTTGGAATATAGATAAACCTAAAAAATTAGATAAAGCTTATAAAGTAAATAAAGATTTAACTATTTTTTGCATGAACGTTGAAGCCTTGTCTACTGCTAGAGGACTTAAAGGTGCTACAGAGTTTTTAAAAAAACACAAAGCCATGACTATTGTAGATGAGTCCACTACAATTAAAAATCATAAAGCCATACGAACTAGAAATATTTTAAAATTAGCTAAATACTCTTTCTACAGAAGAATCTTAACAGGTTCTCCTGTTACTAAATCACCATTAGATTTATATACTCAGTGTGGTTTTTTAAATGAAGATCTATTAGGTTTCTCTTCTTACTATACATTTAGAAATAGATATTGTGTTACACATAGATTAGATTTAGGTGGAGGAAAATACACTGAAATACCCAAGTACTATGTTAAATTAGAAGAACTTGAAGAAAAATTAAAAACGTTTTCTTACCGTGTTACTAAAGATGAATGCTTAGATCTGCCTCCTAAACAATATACCAAAAGATATGTAGATATGAATGAAGAGCAAGAAAGAGTTTATAAATCTTTAAAACAATCTGCTATTGCCATCATTGAAGATGAAACTGTTTCTTATAATAATAAGTTAACTGAAATAATTAAACTACATCAAGTAGGTAATGGTTTTGTAAAAACAAATGATGCGGAATTAAAAGAATTTAAAAATCCTAAACTACATGCTTTGTCGGATATAATTGAAGAAGCAAATGGTAAAATGATTATATGGGCTAACTATATTTATAATATAGAAAACATTATTGAATTTCTTCAAGACAAATACGGTAAAGCTTCTGTAGTTGCAAATTATGGTGCAATTGATTCTGCTAAAAGAACTATTGCTATGAAAAGATTTCAAGAAGATCCTGAATGTTTATTCTTTGTAGGTAATCCTACCACAGGTGGTTTTGGACTTACCTTAACTGCAGCAACTAATGTAGTTTATTTTTCTAATAACTTTAACTATGAAGTTAGAAGACAATCCGAAGATAGAGCCCACAGATCTGGTCAAACTAAAACTGTTTTATATACAGATATTATATGTAAAAATAGCTTAGATGAACGTATTTTAAGTGCTCTTCATCAAAAAGATAAATTAGCTATAGCGACCATGGGAGATGAGTTTAAAAACTGGTTAAAATAGTCTATACTTATTCAATGAGAGATACAAAAGTAATAGAAACATTTTTAAAACAACAATATAAAAAAGTAAAAGAGATGGCTCTGTTTAGAAACTTAAAGAAAGAAGTTGAAACAGGCGCTAATGGAACTCAAGATTACATTATTAAAGAAGGTCCCAACAAAGACAAAGTGGCTAAGAAGTAGCTTTTAGATATTTTTCAAATCGTTCCCACCATTTTTCCTGGTAGTCTTTTAACTCTTGGCCTTCTAATGAAAATTCTTGATAATTAAAATCTCTTGAACACATACATATTTTAACTTGATCTATTTTCCCGTACATACTTTCATGAGCTAAACTATAGGCTCCTAACTGTGTAAAATAATCTTGTACAGCACTCCATTCTCTTCTTTTAGGTTTGTTAGTTTGTTTCCAATCAAAGATAGTTACTTTATCATCTATGACTCCAATACAATCTGTTGCTCCGGCATATTTTTCTGGATAAGCTAAACTAATTTCATTTCCCCAAACTTCAGTTAATCCACTAATATTTTTAAGAATAGTATGAGCCATTTTTCTAGCTCTATTTCCTTTTTCAGAAATATTTAAATAACCCTGTCCCTCTAAATACTTTTCAATAACTAAATGCATTTCAGTTCCCATAGAAGCAGCATCATTTTTAATTTTTTCTGCTCCTTCTTCTCCAACACGTTGCTTCCATCGTTCCAAAGCTTCTATAGATTCTTTGTCTTTTGTAGCACCAAGTATAGTAGTTACGGAAGGTAATTTAGTTCCATCTACAGAATACATACGTTTTCCTGTAGTAGGATCTTCTGCCCTAGAGTATCTTTTATAGGGAAATTTTTCTATTAATTCTAGTTCTGTTAAAGTAAATGAATTGTCTTCTAAGTTTTCTGTAAATATCATTCCATATTAATACTACATATGGTTAGAAAGTACAGCTAAAAGTATAGCTCCTAAACCCCCTATAATAAACTTCTCTAGTCTATTAATACGAGTTTCTATCTTTTCAATTTTTTCAAATGTTTGTTTTTGCATTAATCTGCAGATTTTTTCATGGTATTCAATTTTATCTAATGCAGATTTTTTAGGCACTTAGAACCTCGTCTGCTGTTTTATAAGCATCTTCTACTAACCCACCTTCATTCATTTGTTGAGGTTGATTTTTATTAGCTAAAGCTTGCCCTAATGTATCTTGAGGGAATAATGCAGCAAATTGTTCACCTTGATTTGCTGTTGGTTGAGTGGCCGTTGGCATAGTAGTCGTTGGTGATTGTGCTGTAATCGGCTCTACTGGAGGCGTGTTAACCGGTGCTTCTGCTGCCAGTTGTAAAGGATTAGAGTTCATTAATTTTTGAAATTGATTATGGCTAGCACCCATTATAGAAGCGCCAGTTAAATATTCTTCTCCTGCTCTTCTCATTTCAGGACTTAACATTTTACTTACATCATATTCTGGATAAATTCTGTCTCTTGTAAATTTAGACATACTTCCAAAATCATAACTATTTCCTAAAGGAACATTAGGATCTAATGATATTAATTTTTGTCTGATTTCTTCAAAATCTATTTTATTAGGATCAACTCTAAATTCATCCCCCATTGCTTCAAATAAACTGTTAACTGTTCTTCCAATAGTTAATAAAACTCCATTAAAAAGTTTAGGAGTTAAAGGTACTCTTCCTTTTCCAGGCATAATAGAATCTGCATCTGCATTCAACATAAATCTATATGCTTTATTCATTTCCATTACATTTTCAGCTACTTTAGCACTTGCAATAACTTCACCAAATAATCTTGCTCCTAACATAAGTTTTAAAGTATTTCCTATACCTAAAACCGCTCCTGTTACTGCTGTAGTAGTCATACCCCCTTGTCCACTACCTGCTCTTAAAGTTAAACTTCTTTGAATAAATTTAGCAGGATCTGTAGATGGAACACTTTCCATAGCTCTTTTAACTTCAACAAGATCTTCAAACATTTTAAGAGCTTTGTCTCCTTTTGGCCCACCACCAAATATTTCTCTTATTTTATCTTTACCTTGTTTGTTATCAATTCCTAAATTTTTAGTTAGATCATCAATACCTAATTGTCCAAAATCATGGTTACGTATTAAACCTTCATTAAGATTAGCTACTCCGTCTCCTTGAGTAAATATTCTTGCATCTACATCTGTTACGTTACTTATTTCATCAGTTCTAGTTTTAGCTCTAACTCTTCTTTCTGTTTCTAAGTCTAATGGATTAAAATTCTTTCTAACAAAACCTTTGTCAGCTGCTCTAGCAGCAATAGCTTGAGCACTTAATCCTTTTAAATCTCTGATAGGATTAGAAGTAGCTTTGTTAATAGATTCCCATAACCACTGTTTAACATATCTATCCCACACTGCTTGTGATTCTTTACTAACAGGTATTTTAACTGTTCTATCTATCGTACCATCTGCTTTTAATATGTCGTATGAAGAATCAGTAACTCCTAGTATTTGTTTTAATTGTTTAATTGCTAAAGGACTGTCTCCAGATAAAGTTCCTTTAATTACTTTGTCAAAAACTTGATCAGGTGCAATAGATTCTATACCTGTCATATCTATACCTTTACTAGCAAATAATTTTCTATCTACTGCCATTAATTTTCTAGCTACAGAAGATTTTTCGAAAGGCCTTAAAACCATAGAATAATAAGCGTTAGCTTCTTGTAATTGTTTCAAAGCTGAATTTGCTACATTAATATTTGTATCTAAGAAAGCTTCTGCTGCTTCTGGGCCTTCTTGAGAAAGCTTCATTCCATACTCATCTTTAAATATTTTATCTTTTAATACATCTCTGTTAGCGGCTTCTCCTAAAGAGTTTACATCATTTTCAAAAGCTTTTTTAAATCTAATTACTTCATTGTCTACTACTTTAAAATTACTACCTGAATATGCTTTAGTTAACATTTTAGATAAACCCAACATATCACTTAATCGAATGTATCCTCCTTTATTGTAGTAATCATTTGGATCAGTTAATCTATTTAAATATTTAATGTATTGAACCATTGGATCATCTACATCTGTTAAATCTTTAGCTCCTTTTTCTAAACCATCCCATATATCAAATTTTTCTGGATACTCTAGTTTCATTCTATCCAATAATGTTTTAGTAACGTTTCTTACATTTGTAGTTGGTATAAAAGTAGGATTACCTAATTGTTCGTAATGATTTCTAAATCTTCCGTATTCATCATCAATAGTTTTCCAAACGTTTTTAAACTCACTTTTTATTTGATTAACACCAGCGTAGTTAAGAATACTATTATTAACCATTGGTGGAAGTTCTAAGTTATCCATAGTGTTTAATAATTGTTCTTGAGTTAAATTAGCATTAAAAGTTCTATTAAAATCTTTTAAAGGTTGTCCTACCAAAGGGTATACCCCAAGAGTAGTAAAGAATTTTTTTGTAAAGCCTTGCCAAGCTCCTTTGAATCCGGGATTGTCTGCTGGAATTAAATCTACTATATTTATTTTTTGGTTAGATCTTTCTGCTGCTGCAGCTATTGCTTTTGCTTGTGGTTTATCTAAATCTAACGAAGATTTAAGTCCTCTTCCGGCATTTCTAACTACTCCTATTAAACCTAAAGCTCCACCTGTCCATAACATTTCATCTCTACTTGCTCTAAGTCCGTTAAGAAACATTCTTTCAACAAAAGGTAGTTTTCTTTCATCGCTATCTGTTAGTTCAGCTAAATCTTTTGAAGTAGCTCCTACAAAATCAGCACCTAAATTAGATATATCAAATGCAGCACTTCCTCCAGCCGCTCCTGCTATTGCTCCTAAAGACGCTTTAGCTTCAACTGCTAACGCTGGACTAGGTCCAAACTTGCTTACTTTTTTAAAAAAATCTACAGTGTTATCTAGCATTCCAATTGTATTACCTAATAATCTAACTGGAGCACCTATAGGTCCAGGTACTTTTTTTAATTTTTTAGCAAACTCACTCATTTTAGATAATCTTTTATCGTAAATACTTGATCCTGCTACGTATCTGTTGTCTATACCGTAATTATCTTTGAAACCATTTTTAACATAAGAACTTATTAAAGATTCTCTTTCCACCATGTAAGGAAGCATTCCAAAACCTAATGTTCCTGCTAATACCATATCTCCTCTACCAATTCCTGTAGAAGATTCCATAGGCTTTAACCTTGCCATTTTACCTTTAGCTACACTCATGGCCCCCAAGTCAATTAATCTTTCGTACTCACCTACGTTTTTATATCCAGTTAATTCACCTGTTTTAAATGCATCATCTAAAGCACCTAACTGTTCTTGACTTAAAGAACGAGTGTCTATTTGTTTTGCATCAATAGCTTTTTGTACTTTATTTAAAGCAACCATTATTGTACCCCGGGTAAAGTATTTAAAATATTATTTCTTTCAGTTTTATTTTTTGTTCTTTGTTTAGATAAGAAATCTGCTTGTTGTTTAGAATATAACTGCGATACTCCAGGTACATTCTCTTTAAAGTATTGCATAGAAGATTCCGTTCCACCATTTTGTCTGTATGACATAGCAAATGACTGAGCTTTTTGTTCAAATTCGTTTTTTAAATTTTGATAGTTTGCTCTAACCGTTTTAGCTGAACCATAAAATTTAATAATTTCTGTACGTTGAGCAGCATTTTCAATATCTTTTTGAGTCAATCTATCTTCTGCTTTGTTTGCATTCGCAACAAGATATTTCATTCTTTGTTCAATTAAAGCTAATTTAGTAAATCTTGCTAATTCATCATCAGAAGGTCTTGAAAAGAATCCTCCTCTTTCTTTATAAGAAGCTTTAGCCATTTCATTTGCTCTTTTCTCTACTTTACCCATGTCTTTATCGTATTCTTTAAGCATTTTTTCAGTTGCTTTCATACCTTCTTCAGTACCATCATTATTTCTCATTAAACTTTTTATTTCAGAATCAAAATCAGAACTTGTTATTCCATTTGTTCCAGTAACTTGTTCAAGAGTTCCAAATATATCTTCTTTTGCTAAACCAAATGCAGCACTAAAAGTTCCATCTTGTGGAAGAGAGTTGATAACAAAGTCAATCATTTCAGCTCCTCTTTTATTTTCTTCTAAGTTAGATGCATATAAATTCATTTTGTCTGAATTTATTGGTCTTTCATATGCTCCTGCTGTAGCTTCAACAACTTCATTATTTTTATTTCTATGATAAATTTTTCCGTCTTTACCTAGCATTCCTTTAACATTATAGAACTGTCCTGGGTATGCGGGATCTTCTACACTGAAGACTTTATCTCCACCTACAAAACCTGGTCCAGCTTGTGCTGCTTTTGCTGCTGCTGCTTTAGATTTTAAAAATGATTGAGCTAGAACCATATCTTGATTTTTTTGAGCTAAGGCTATGTTCATTAAATCGGTACTTGCAGATTCTAAACCTTGTCCTGCTATATCTAATAACCCAGACAACCCTCTTTGATTACTTTTTCCTGTCATTAATTTTGATGCAAATTTCATAGCTACTAAATTATTTAAATTACTACTACCACCTGTCATTTGATCTAGTTCATTTCTAAATGTTTGAAACTCTTTACTTAATGGAGATAGATTATTTGCTTTTTTAATTTCATTCTGTCTATTCTTAACCATTCTATTTACTTCATCATCTGTCATTCCTTCAATATTTTGAGTCACTTGATTAATCTGTCCGTCTATAGTAGGTGCAACAGGTTCTGGATCTTGACCGTTTCCATCAAATCCTGATAGTCTAAGAACATCTGGTAAAGGTACATCAGTTTGTTCAGCTATTTTTTTTAAAGTTTCTTCTCCTACTGAAGCAAGATTATTTACATCTAATCCAAGTTCTTCTGCAATTGCTATAATTTTATTTGCTTTAGGTAAGTCCTCGTTTAATTGAAGTTCTTCTGGAGTAGAAGGATTTTCAACTCCAATAACTTTAGGTTTAAAGTTTTTTTCCATTTCCTTATAATCTTTTAAATTTTGAGTAACTTTTTTCTTTGGATCTGGTTCGTATTCTGGTTTAGAATAAATTAATCTATCTTCAATAGATTTTACTTCTCCAGAAACTTGACTTAAATCAGAAGCAGTTCCATCTCCTTGCATCTGTTGACCAGCTAAAGCTGTACCAATAGATCCTACAGCTGTTTTACCTGGATTGTTTATTAATGCTTGAGCAACAGGAGTTGTTTTTGATGCTCCAAATTCTCCTAGTTCTCTTATAGCTGCAATTCCAGATCTTCTAGCAGTAGAAGGTAAAAAGGCAGCACCTGGTACAGCATAAGCAGCACCTTCTAAAAATTGTCCTGTGTCCCCATCTCTAACTCCTTTGGCCATTTCATTAATACCGTAACCTGCAGAACCTGCTTCTAATCCTGTTAATGCAGTTGAAACTTTTGGTCCTGACATTTTATTTCCTAAATATCTAAATGCAGGAGCAGCGACTGCTCTAGCAGTATTTGCTGCTGACATAATTCCCCCAACGAAAAATTTAGGAACAGCTTTACTATCAACTACTCTAAGTTGAGTGGCTCTCTTTCTGAATAAAGGTCTCATTAAGGTTTTATCCATAATTTTTCCTAAGCTCTATTTGTTGCCGCATTTTGAACTGCAGCGGGTTGTCTATTTAAAGCTGAGTAAGTTGCGTATGCTCCGAGTCCAGCACCTGCTGCTTGAGCAAGTGGATTAGTTCCTGGAGAAGTAGATTGAGTAATAGCAGATTGAGTTGTAGGTCCTGCAGCATACATATTTTTCATAAATTCCATTCTTTGATAAGGTTCGTAAGCTCTTTGTAATTCAGTTTGTCTTGTTGCATCAAGTGCTTGTTGACCTAACTGTCTTTGTAAACCACCAGCAGCCATTAATTGATTAATGTCTTGTTGAGCCATACCTTGTTGTGCCTGACCCATTTGAGCATATTGAGCACCTGCATTCAAATTTGTCTGAGCTTGTAATGCTTGATTACCTTGAAATGAGTTTAATGCATTTTGGAAAACTGTACCTTGAGCTTGCCCTATAGCAGATAAAGTTCTTCCACCTAATTCTGCTCTTTGAACGCCTTCACGTCCACCACCAAATGCTCCACCCATAACTGCATTTTGGCTTATTTGGTTTTGCTGCATTTGAGATTGTCTATTAATTTCATCTGTAACGAAAGATGAATAAGGATTCAAATAATTTTGAAATTGTGATGAAGTAGGATCCATAGCTGCCGCATTTTGTGCATTTAATACTGATCCAATACCTGCATTCATAGTATTAGCACCAACACCTGTAATTCCCGATTGAGTAATACCTTGTTGTTCTAATGCACCCATTCCTTGTACATTAATTTGAGGAATGTTAACCGGAGTTTTTGCAAGCTCCGCTGAAGTATCCATTAAACCAATTTTTCTTTCCTCTATCCCTGGTGCTTCTCTAATATATTGTGTAGTAGTGTCCGGTTGTGATCCACCACCTCCTCCTCCACCAAAGTATTGTGGTAAACCTGTTTCTAAATTTATTGTTCCAGAACCCCCGTGGCTAATTAATAATTGTTTTTCAAAAGGATTAATATGAGCTAATTCTGTATCACCCTTAATACCTTTACTAGCAATTTCTTTACCTAGTTTTTTAAATAACTCTATTTTTTCTTTTATATTTAATTTTTTAATATCTATCATAATTCTTTTTCTACTTGTACATGTGTTGCTGAGTAACCTTTTTCTTTGAACATAGAGACATAACCCGGCCTTGAAAAGATTTCCATTTTTTTACAACCTTGTTCTTTAGCCCATTCAGAAATTTTATCGACATAATCAAACCACTCTTTATAACGTTTACCAGTGACAATTTTAGTGTCGCAAACACTGTAATTAGGGTATTTTCTAATTTCAGTAACACAGACACAAAGAACTTCGTTAGTTTCTGTAATAACCACCCAAAGCTGCATTTTACCTTCTTTACAATATTCTTTAATATGTTCTTCACTTACAAATCCTCCAGCTCTGATACACGCTTTTCGAATTAGATTTTTTACTAAATTCCATATACTGTCTATTTCCTCTTTAGTGAACTGAATCAGTTCTGTTTTTGTTTGCATTTATTAAATCAAAAATTCTTTTTAATTGTTTTTGTTGATCGTAAAAAAACTTAGCACCTTTTTTTCTTTGGTCTGATTTATCACTAGGATTTGCTCCAGCAATAATACCCGCACCTAAAACTGCATGAGATCTTGATACAAACTCTCCATCAGCTAATTGAGCTAACATAGTATCTTCGTGATCTTTTCCATGACCTGTTCCATCTAATACAAAACCGTTTGCTCTGTCGTAGTTATTAGAATCATTTTCATCATGAGTCATTTTAGAGGGAAGAACTTGACCCATTCCACCTTCATTAAATTTTGCAATACTAGCAAGTCCACCAGTATTCATTTCAACTGCTTTAAATGTTTGGGTAGGCTCATCTCCTAAAACTTCTTCTGGTGTTATATACTCTCCAGGTTGTACTAAAGGAGAATTTATTCCAGTTGCATAATCTCTTGTCATAAATCCAGTTGGAGTTCCCCCATGTCCTGAATTAGCAAATTTTGTATAATTTTGATTAGGTACAGGTAAATACATTTTATTAGGACCATCGTCACCGGCTAGTAAAGGAAGTGCCATAGATGCTGCTGCTATTCTTCCTGCATCAGATGTAGGAATAAAACCTTTTAAAGTTTCCATAATCCCTGTTGGCTTTCCTGCTTCTAAAGCTGCTTTTTCTGCTGCTGCTTTTGCTGCTGCTTTTGCTGCTGCATCTGTTGCCGCTGCTCCCGCATTACCTGCAGCGAAAGGTGAGTTAGCTGCTATTGTTCCTGTTGCCTGTGATGCTGTTGCTGGATTAAATAAAGAACCTAATCCCTGCATTACTGAAGTTTGTCCTAAACCTTGAATACTTCCTGCTGTAGTTGCTGATCCAAAAGGAGTAATTCCACCTACTCCAGCCATTCCTCCTATTTGACCCATACCACCTATTAGCATAGCGTCTCTGAAAGATCTTTTAGTAGATTTACCTCTTAATTTTTGTACACCGAATGTGGCCAAAGCCATTGTAAATGGATCCAATTTTAGCTCCTGTTCCTAAATTTTATAAGTTATATAACTTACAAATTCTATCATTTTAGTCAGTCTTTATCAACTCATCCGCAAAACGACCTGTATATTGATGTTCTCCAATATGAGTTATGTGATCCATAATCCAAGCATGGCATTCACCTCCAATGTCTTTCCATCTTTGGCAAAAAGCAAAGTCTTCTCCCGTGTAAGTATGTTTAACAGGATCAAATTGAGTATCAAAAAAATTCCAAAAATCAGGTAGTTTTTCATTCTTACCATTAATAATTTGGTCTTGATCAATTCTCATTTCTGGATAAGCCTTTATCATTTTAAGAATTACTTCTCTTTTTATTAACATAAAACCTGTTGGAGAATGTTCTACTTTAATAACTCCATCTTTAATTTTAATAGCAGAATTATTTTCTACTTTCATAGGGTATCTGTAAAAACCTTTGTTTCTTAAATCTTTAGCTTCTTTAATCTTACCTTCTTTAATCATATGCATTCCTTTATCCCAATTTATATCTTTTAAAGGATATGGAATAGAGATAACATCTTTATCACAAGCAACTAATCTTTCCGCAGCAGATTCATTAAAAGAAATATCTGAATCAACAAATAATAAATGAGTAGCTTCTTTTTGTTGTAGAAATGCGCTTACACACATGTTTCTTCCTTGAGTAACTAATGAAGACTTCATTATGGAAAACCATAATTTTACATTCTTTTTAAAACAATATTTTTGTAGATTTAATAAAGCTTGAGCATAATGAATAGAGCATTCACTATGAACAGGTGTTGCTACAAATAAAGAATAGCCTGCTTTTTTCTTAGTGTCCGGTGTCGATGGTTCTTCGTTAAACCAAATTGGTTCGTGATTTTGAATCATATACTCCTTGTAAAAAGTTAGTCCATTCGTTTTTTCTATTTTCCCAACTATAAAATTTCTTATAAAAAGATACTTGAGAATCTAATAACTGTTGCATTCCTACTGAATGAAGTTGTTCTGCAATTCCTTCAATTGCATAAGCAAAACATTTAGCTAAATTTCTGTAATCTCTATCATATTGAACGTAAGTTGGCCACTCTGAACACGTCTCAAACAAAGCTCCATAATTAGTTACAATTCCATGAAGTCCACTTCCTAAAGCTTCAATAGCCGACATACAAGAAGTCTCTTCCCATATATTAGGATAAGCAAATATTTTATACTCGCCCATCTTTTTTATTATTTTTTCGTTAGAAGCATAGCCTATATAATTTACATTAGGTAATTTTTTAGCTTGTTTATATAAATCTCTATAAGAAGTATCATTAGCTTTTTTAAAAGCATCTCCATATATTTGGGTAGAGGAATAAACATCTAATTCTATTAAAGGATTTTTAATTAACTGCATAGCACCTAGTAATACAGATAATCCTCTCCATGGAGTAGAAGTATATATTAGTTTTATTTTATCACCGTTTTTATGAATAGTTTTAGGTGCAAATTTTTCTATAGCATTTTTAATAACAACACATTTTTCGGGGGGTACTTCAAAAGCCATTCTAAACTTTTCAGCACACCAATGGGAATTAAATACATACCAATCGTATTTATTATGATTAGATTTATCTTCAAACCATGGAGCTAAGTTACTTTGATCGTAAGAATTTTGTGCCCAAAGAATATTAATTTTATCTTTAGATAAAGGTGTTTTTTCTGGAATAGAGGTAGTTATCTGAAACTTATCTAACAGCGTATTATCTACGTGTTTATATAACTGAGCATATTGCAACTCCGTTCCACCTAATGGTTGCATAAATTAATTATAAATTAGATTCACCGTCTACAGTTAAAGAAGCTACAGTAATTTCTAAATCTTGTTGAAAATCTTCTGCTGTAGTATCTGTATTTGAATCAGCTACATCTGCATCAAATGCAGCTTTATCCGCATAAATTACACCTGTTCTTTTATGCTTAACAATTTCTTTTGCTTTTGCTGGTATTTTTTTTATTTCCATATAATCTATATAATACTTTTTAAGTTGTTTGTCTAGCCTTTACCCTGTCCTTTGTAACGTTTTAATCTTTTTTGACGCTTCTCACTTTTAGATAAACATTTCTTATGTTTTCGAGGCCCTCTTTTTTTAGGCTGATTACGTTCATGGTGTTCTTTAAATTTTTTAGCCATTATACATCTTCTCTATTTATCTCTAATAATGATGCCACAACATGTAATTCATTAGCATCAGATGCAGTAACTTTTAATATCTCATTTTCTAGTAATATTAAAGGTTCTGTTAATAATTGTTCAGTAGCATTAGAAGCTATTGACTTAACATTAAATAAACTAAATACAACACTTGCTGCATTAGTTAATGTTACAGTTATTGTTGCTGCACTTCCAGCATCATTTGATATTAATAAAGATTTTACAATTGCTCTAGAATTACTAGGTGTTGTATATAAAGTTGTAGCATCTGTTGTAGTTAAATCTACTTTTGCATTTGTATATATATTAGCCATTAAACCAAGTGAACCTCTCTACTTCTTGTTTTAGGTCTTCTTGAAAAGAACTATTTAATTGATTCTTCATTGTTTCTAATGATTGAAGAAGTTGTTGTTGATTTTGTGGATCATAATCTGGACTAGGTTCTGGAATAAAATTAGTTACCTTAGCCATTATCTTCTACCATCAGGTTGTATGTCTGCTCTAAAAGTTCCATATCTCCAAGTTTGTCCACTAGATAGATTAGCTATTTTTAAACTAGCTGATCTTCCTCTAGCACGTGTATCTATTTTTTGTGTACTTGATGTTACAGAAAAAGGTCCTAAAGAAGAACTAGATGCTGTATCTGATGGATAATCTTTTAATAAAATAGTAACTGTTGCAGTTCCGTCTAGTCTTTGAAAATCAGGTATAAATCTTCTAATTTTTGTAAAGTATTCTCCATCACCCTCTAAGTGTATCATAAAATCTCCGGTTTCAATAAAAGCAGAGATTGTTGTAGTTACTCCATTATCCAATTGATCCACTCCCGTTTCATGTGTCCAAAATGTAGCAGATCCAGAAGTATTTGTCACTCCCTGTATAACTGGGAAAGTAGGTAATCCTGCGTTATAAAAAGAAGTAGCATAAGGTTTGTCAAATAAATGAGCATCATAGTAAGATGTTCTAGCTAAAGAACTTGTGTACCAAACTTTTTCTGAGTAATTATATGTAACACATCTATCTATTTCAGTAGCTGAACTCGAAGCATAGAACCAATTTATTTCATTAAATAATGAATTGTGGCTAGCGTAAGTTATTCTTCCAGCATCATAATTAAATCCTAAGTTTCCTGGGTTATTCGTAGTAAATACAAAATCTTCCACTGAACAAGGTATTTTAACAACTGTTCCATTGTAAGCATTAAAAGAACCTGCATCATCCATCCAATAAACAACTCCGTCTACAAAAGCCATAGAATGTGAGCTCATTAAACCACAATTAGATCCTACCTTTCTAATACTAAAAGTAAAAGGTGCTCCAACATATTGCATTGTATATGCTGCGGTATCTGTAAAAACCAAAATATAGTCTTTTGCTTTTACTGCACCTACAATTTCAGTTCCATCATCTATTCTAAAAGTACCTGCTGTATTAATAGCAGTTGGTTGATAATCACTAAAGTTTTCTTGGTCAGAAAATCTTATTAACATTGGATCAAAACTTGAAGGAGTTCCAATTATTGATTCCGTTCCTAAATGTAAAAAATGTCTGTCTGTGTCTGATACAATTGAAACAGTTGTTTTAGTAGGAGCGTTTGCCATAATAGTTGCTCTAACTGATAAAGCATTATTATTATTACTTATAGGCTGCCATGTAAAAGTTCTTCCTTTTAATATAGTAGCTGTTAATATTTGTCCAAAGTTATCTAAAGCCCAATCAGCTGGATCTAGTGTGACAGTAGAAGATAAAGATGCTGCACCCCACGCAGTGTAATACTCTACCCCTGCTAAAGTAGAATGAGCTGATCGTGTTCCAGCCACTGCTCTTGTAATTCCTGTAAGATCATTAGTTGAAATACCTGTATAGGAAATAAATTCTGCTCCAACTTTAATTACTCCCGATGTTGGAAACCCTGTTGTTGATGCAAGTGTAATAGAAGTTCCAGATCCTCCAGTACCTGCAGAGTCGTCTAATAAAGCTCCATCTAAGTTTGTAGTAAGTCCAGATGCTCCTCCGTAACCACCTGTTCCAAATCCAAAGCCAAATGTTTGTCCGATAGGTCCTACTTTAACATATCTGTTGATAGTACATGCACCTGACCCTGCAACAGTAACTCCCGCATTCGTTGCCATCGTTATGGTAAATGTATTAATTGTTGCACTAATTACTTCAAAAGTTTGGTCAGTAAAATTAGCTGCAGTGTACCCTGCACCAACTGGTGGGGTTACACTTGTAAAAGTAAAGTAGTCTCCGGCAATCATATTATGCCCCGTTAGGTTTACGGTGACCGTTGGCGAGGTGTTTGTAGTATCAAACGTTCCTCCTGTTTGCGCTGTCTCTAGTGGAGTAATATCATAATACGCTCCTCCATAATAAATATATAATCCTCTCTGGGATCCAAGTGCTACATATCTATTACCATCTAAATCTGCCCATTGATGCTGTGCTCTTACGGCACCAGCTAAGGTATCTGAAGTAATAGAAGACCATCCACCCACTTTTTCAGGTAACCCATAACGAAATCTTACAAAATCTCCGTCTACATATTGCCCTTCAGCAGCAGTATCTGTAATTTGTTTGTTAAATCCTGGTCTTATATTAATTAAATTTAAAGCCATAAAAGCATTATACCCTATTACAATAGGTAGTAAAATAGCATTGAAACTTAATTATTTGGTTGAGGGTAGCTTAATCCCACTTAAAAATATTACCATAGTTAATCTTTCTTCTTTATCTAAAGAAGTAGCTCCATGATAAGCTTTTCCATCATAACATGCAATAGTGTTAAAATTATTAGATATTTTTAATGTAGGCTTTTTATTTTCATCATATAAAGAAGTCCCTGTATTTTCATCATTTACGTCTAGATTTAAATAAATTATGCCCGCTAAATCACAGTTATCTTGATGTATTTTATTATTAGGTTTAATGGAATTTATCCAATCTTCATATTTAATTTTATGAAAACATATTATGCTTTTATCAATTTCAAGTGATTTGTATTTTTTATCGTAATCTCCAAAATACATTTCAACCACATTCTGAATTATTGAAAAATGTAAATCTAGATTAATGTTAAGTAAATTATCTGTTCTTGAACCAGGCCAATTATCTTTATCAGTTGATTTATTCCATTTAAGTGTCTTAGAATAGTTAACTATACTTAAAGGGTTTTTAAACAAATTTTTTTTTATTATTGTAGGGTACACTATTTTACCTCCATAAAACTATCTGAACCTATTTCTCCTATTTCTCCAATGGGACAAAAATTAAAAGCTAATGAAGTTCTTTCGGTTTGTTGCTCACTAGCTTTAATCTGATGATGGGTTTCTGAAGGAAAAAATATTATTAAATTTTCACTCATATCAAAAGTATATTTATCAGAATTGTAGATATTACTTTCAGAAGTGCTTAACTTCCAACTAGAGTTATTAGAATGGTTGTGAAAAATAATTTTAGCTTTTTTAGGTTCTGTTTTTAAATATAATACACCACTTAACATAGAGTTATTATGATTATGTATTAAAGAACTTTGATTGATATTTGTTTTTGTAATCCAAGATGTTGTCATCTTAAAATCATTATAGTTATATTTTAAAACATTTTTTGTATATTTTTTAAAAACAGTAAATATTTTTTCTTTTAAAGAATAGAGTTCTTTTTTTTCTAATATAGATTTATTTAATGAAACCTTACATAGACTGTCTGTAGATCCTTCTTCCCAGATTTTTTTAAAAGATTCTTGTTCAAGAGTTTTTAAAATTATATTATTATCTATGTCTAAATAATCAATATACACTACTTTTGAAAAAATAGGTATTATTTGAGGCTCAAACATTATTTTATGCTTACTCCTTCAATCCAATTATCAAAACTCATTAATGACCATTGACCATACTCAAAATTTTCTTCATTCCTAATAAACTTTTTTTCTTTTTGATTAAAATTTAAAATTTGGTTTTCAATTTGTTTAATAGAACTAGACTTATTTTCTTTAGCTAGATCTTGCGCATATTTCCAAAAAGAAGTTTTAAATTTAGATCCTTTTATATAATGCCATAAAATAAAACTTTCTATTTCACTCATATATTCTTTTATATTATTTTTACAATCTTCGGCTGTAGATAAATTATTAATTACATCAAAATACCATCTGTTTGCTTTAATATATGAATTTATAGCACTAGCTTCCAGAGGTTCTAGAAAAAAAAGTTTATTTCCGTTTAAAAAAATTCTTTTGTCTATTACCGGTTCTTTAGCTAAATACTGGCTAAATTTAATTGAATGATTAATTTTATCTACTTTAAATCGTTCTTTAAAATCATTTTCAGCTTCTTCTTTAGATGTAATGTTTGAATTATATAAATAACCTATAGAAGTAGTATCTGGTAAAGGTATATAAAAAGTCCATCCGTGAGGCGTTGCTATACATCTTGTGTATTTAACATCATGTTTTTTTTTAGGTAGATTTGCCAGTAGTGCAGCATTTAAAGGATTAACTAAACTATCATAATTTTCAAAACTTTTAGGAGTTCCTCTACAATCAATAATATAATCAGCGTCTATTTGATCATAGTTTAAAATATTTTCAGTTGTTTCTTTAAAATTAACTTTAAGATTATTGCACACATATTCTTGAAAATCTTTTGGAGAACAATGAATACTATAGTTACCCAGAGGAAAAGGGTGAAAAAATTCATCTTTAACATTTCCCCAATTTTCATACATTATTCCTGTTTTTAAAGTTAAAGGAAGTTTTTTAACCCAATCACTTCCTAAAGTTTTCCAAAGTAAATTTGGATATGCTAAAGTAGATCCTTGTCCCGTAGGAACAGGTTTTATTTCTGGGTCGTAGTATAGCTCAATTTCACGGTCTGCATCCGCTGTATAATGATTAAAATGTAATGCACTTAAGCATCCGGCGTTACCTCTTCCGAGAATAGCAATTTTTTGTTTTTTTAATTTCATATAACTTTTATAGTTCTTTGTTAGTTATCTGTCTATTACCGTGAAATCCAACAGAAAGTATTATTCTAGGAGACAGTCCAATAACTTTGTGAGGTACTCCCTTTGGTATATATATTAAATCACCTTTGTGTATTTCAAAATAATCTGTGTTTTTTCCAAAAGTTTTATATACTGTTATTCCATTCAATCCAATTATAAAAACATCTTCCTCATCTACATGGCTTATTCCAGCTGAACTTTTAAGGCTAAAAAATATATCACAGCCGTCTCTCTTATCTAAACAATAATTAAAAACTTGAGATAAAAAACTTTGAATAAATTTAAAATCTGGAAACATATCTTGTAAATTTCTTAATTGAACAACTGTTTTTAAAAATTCATTATTATTTTTTATTAAAACAGCTACTTCACATTCTTCAATAAAAGAAGTTAATAAATTAAAGTCATACTTCGTTTCTATTTTACAAAAATCTTTGACAAAAGTTATTTTATTTTTATCAATATTTTCTTTTTCTTTTGGGTTTAGAGATATATTTAGTGGCATACAATTTAAGTTTATAAATAATGAACAGCTAGAACAGTTTTAAAATTATTTTTTATGGGATTAATTTCTGTAAAAGAAGTAGATACATCTGTTAATACAGCTCTATTTTCTACACAATGGATTTTTTCTAAACCTAATATTTTAGTAAAACCATCGTTAGAATTTAAATATAATAAACAACTTTTATAGCTCTTATTTTTTAAAAATTCAGATTCTGCTAAATGCTCTTGTGCTTCATTATATTTGTCATAAACAGTAATACTGGACTCTAAAACAATTTCTGCTTTTAATTTTTTCAACACACTACTTAAAACTTTATCTATAAAATAACTTCTATTTTCTCCTTGTTTATCTACTAAACAATGACTTAAAATAAAAGGATTCATTTTTTTAATTGACCATAAAAAATCTTTAGAAGATACCACTTTCTGTATTTTAGAAAATTCTACGTTATCTAAATAATTATTTTCTACTTGAACCATATCTTTATTTTCCTTCAACTTTTGAATCAGACTCTGTTGGTAAATTAGATACCTCCTTTGAAAAATTCAAATTCCAATCAGTCACCATTCTAACTAAAACATTTCCAAAATGTCTTAATGAAACAGGAGTTAACATTAATTTTTTATTTTTTTTAATAATATTAATTTCTTCTTTTGAAAAAATAATTTCTCCAGAACCATCTTTATTTTGTTTAAAATTCATATTATTTATTTTTTTGTACCAAAAAGTTTTCTTTTATCTATGTAATATTCTTTGTAGTCACCATCAGCTTTTACATAATGTAAAAATATTTGAGAATGCCAGTCTCCTTGAAACTCTTCCCTCCAATGAGGAACTTCTGTGCCTTTATATAGTGCAGCATCTCCTTCTTCTAATAACACTTTTTCTCCACCCATAAATATAGGCCATGGAGTTCCATCACTTCCTACTTGTATGGTTACTGATATTTCGCAAGAAGGTCTATCCACATGTTTTTTTAGATGAGCAAATTTTGTATAAACACGCCCATAAGAATAACTTGGTAATAATTTAAAACCAGTGTTTTCACTCACACAAGAAATATTTTTTATAAGTAAGGCATCTGTAGCAGCTGTTCCATAAAAACAAGTATCTTTATTGGGTTGGTTCCTGTCTTGATCAAAGTTTTTTAAATTTTTTCTATGCATTATATCAGACCATATCTTAAACAAACTGACTTCTTCTTTATTTAAAAAATTTTTAATTATTTTAAATCTATCCATTATAAAGCCCACGATACTACTGAATACCTCACTCCTTTTGTAACAGGTGTTACGCAATGAGGATATAAAAAATTACTTGGCCAAATTATTAAAGTATTTTTTTTAGTTTTAATTTTAAATTCTTTAGATCCAAAATCTGTTTTAAATAATAAATCTCCTCCCTCATAAGAATCATTTAAAATAAAAATAAGACTTAAAGTTCTTGGTGTACTGGATCCATGATCGACATGAAACTTGTAATGACCTCCTACATCATATTTTAAAACCTGTATGTCGTTTATAAATACATTTAAATCTCCTTTAAAAACAGAAAAGTATTCTCCTATTTTTTCCGAAAATACATTTATTAAATAATTACACCAATGTACGGAAGTAAGACTTTTTTCATTTATTGAATTGATTAGGCTCCATGTCTTTGTTTTTCTAATTTTTAAATCTAATTTTTCTTTTACATTATCTACAATAGCTGCGTCTTTAAAATTTTGATTAGTTTCACAAACTTTTAAAAAATTATTTAAAGTTTCCTCGTCTAAAACATTTTCATAAACTTTAATGTAGTTAATTAAATTATCTTCCATTATTTCCAACTTTTTTTATTCCAGAATTTATTTTTATAGTTATGTACTAAATCAAGATTATAGAAATATCTTTTTTTATTCATTTTTTTTAAATCTACTTCTCCAATTTTTAATTTCCAAGAATCTCTTTTAAAGGGAATAACCTGAACATATGGAGTTCCTTTTTTCAACAAAGTTTTTAAAACTGGATATTTATCTCCATTTACAATTATTGGAAAATTTATATACATATCAAAAGTATCTGTATCTACAATCCCTGGAATAATAGAAAATCTATCATCTGTATTATTCATAGGAGGTAAAAATAGACAAGAGTAACCAGGTGGGGTTTTAATTAACCACGGGTTTAGTATTTTATGAAAAGGTAAACTTTTATTTTTATTAACAAAAGGACATTTTTTACTTACTTGATCTACAGGGTGAATTTGTGGATTATTTTCATGATTTATATTAACATAAAGAGGTCCATTAGAATCAGACATTCCAGAAGACATTATTGTACCTCTCTCATTGTCTTTTAAAATATTATGGCTTAAAAAAATATCTGTTGGTATTTTTAGTAAATAACCGTTAGTTAAAGTATCTAAAAAAGGCATGCAGCCCTTTATAGTTTTATTATCTGCAGAATGCTCTAGTTTTTTATACCATTCTGGTATATTTAATTTACAGGCTTCTGGAAAAAGACTTTCTTCCTTTAAATATTCTTTCTCTGTAGAAAATTTGATTATTTTATTAAACATTTAAATTAGTTTTAAACTAATTTAAGGGAGCTGTAAAGGATGATAAAAAGTTATTGAATTACTATCGCAATATTCTTCCCAAGATCTATCTGTCAAAGGATAAGTAAGACTACTTGCATCAAAACTATCTAAATAGTTTTTATAAGATACATAGTCTGAATAGTTCGGGTGATCTGTACAATGTTCTATTATAGGAGATACAACTTGTTTAACTAGATCTATTGCGGCTTCTAATTCAGTTTGAGTTTTTATATTTAAACTACCCTCTTCACCCGGTTTTACAGGAAGAGAATCTTTTAATACAACCGTTGGCACATTGTCTACCATTCTAGCTTCGCCTAAAGATAATCTTACATTGTTAAAATCTTCTGTTGATACAGTTCTTATATCATAAACAGAGTCAGTAATGTTTAATTTGCTTTTTCCAACATCATCTTCTGCTATTTTTGTTATAAATCCTTCAGTATTAAAAATAAAATAAGCCATAATTATAATCCGTTATCGTAAAAAACTAAACCACCTGCCCCACCCGGTCCACCAGAACTACTGGGAGAAACATTTCCTCCTGAACCAAGTGAACTTTGAAATAAAATTGTTTTAGTTGGAGTTGAAGTTGCTCCTGGAGCATTTCCAGCATTTCCAGGGTTTCCATTTTGGGGGTTACCAGAACCAAAGCCACCGTTTCCTCCGTTACCAGCGTTTACAGTGAATAAACTTCCGACATTAGTTGCACCACCAGCATTACCGGCACTACCCGATGGACCAGAACTACCGCCGTTTCCAGGTGCTCCAATAGAAACTGCATAATTACTACCACCTGAAACAGAACCTTGATAATAACCAAAACCACCTGCTCCTCCGTTACCGCCAGATCTACTCCAAGAATTTCCCCAACCTCCGCCTCCACCGCCTCCAGCCCAAGCAAAAGCCGTAAACTTGCTTACATCTGCAGGAGGACTGTATGTACTTGATGAAGGTCCTTGTTGAAAATATTTCGTTTGCATATTTCCACCACCTGCACTTCCAGAAGAAGCTGCTGTAATTCTACCTTGTGCGTCAACAGTAACTGTAGCCAAAGTGTACTCAGCGGGAGTTACCGCAGTGTCTTCTAATTTATCTGCCGTTACAGCATCGTTATTTATTTCTGCTGTTTCAACAGCACTTGCTGCAATCTGTGCAGTATCAACTTTATCTGACTCGATTGCCCCGTTATCAATTATTGTAGTTCCATTTGAAATAATACCCATAATATCTCCTTTAAATTTTTTCTAATTTTAATCTAAATTTTTCATTAGATTTATTATTGATTAAGTATATATTGTCGGAGCCTTCCTGTAAAGTCCAACTACCTTTAGATCCGTCAACAATATTACCCTGTTTTTTATGTTCATTATTTAAGTGTAAGTCTCCTGTATATATGTTTCTCCATACATTACCTACAGCTCCTAAATCATAAGTATCATTTGCACCGGGTAAAATGTCTCCTGCAGCAGTTATGTCACCTAAAGTTATGTCACTTAAATTTGACATAACATCAATAATATTGGTTCCATTTGAATATAATATTTTATACCCTTTATCTGTTGTAGACCAAGTAGCACCCGTCCCCGAAGTAGGTTTAAATGTAACTGTAAAAGCACCTGTTGTTCCATTTTCTACAAGATATGTTTTTTCAATAGAGCCTGGAATTGTTACAATAATATTACCTGTAATTGTTCCAGTTAATTTTATTACAGCGTTTCTTGCATTTGAAATTACTCCATCAGTCATTGCAAGAGTAGTAGTACCAGTTCCATTTACAGTAACTGCTTGATATCCCGCAACAGCTTGTTGTACTAAATTTAAATTATTATTTGTTTTATCTCCCCATGTACCAGCGTTTTCGCCAGTGACCATAAGTTCTAAACCTATATCTGAATAACTTGATGCCATATTTTCATTATATCCTTTTTAAGCTGCTCTATCAACCTCAGTCCATACACTGCTTATACCTGTGTCTACTTCAGCCCATGCTATAATATTTGGAGTAGGTACTTCATATTGCAATTGTATTCCAGTAATGTCTATTTCAGCAGTACCGATAGTTGTTACCGAACCTATAGATGTAGCCATTTGACTACCTGTAACAGCATATTTAGTTTCTTGGTCTACGTCTCCAATTGAATTGGTTAGTTGAATGCCTGTTAACAGCATATCTACATTTCCAGTTACTGATTCTTCTCCAATTGAAATATTTAATAATTGCTGACCAGTAACCTCAACAGTATGATTTGTAAAAGCAGACTCATCTCCAATTGACAATGTAGTAGCAATCCCTGTTACAGAAACTTCTGCATGACCTGTAATACTTACATCAGCTATTGATGTATTAATTGTATGTTCTGTAACAACCACACCAACATTTCCGTCAGCAGAAACTGAATAAGGTCCTAAAGTATATGCCAATGAGAAACTTGGTAATTGACCTGCACCTGTTGTTCCTTCAACTACAACACTTGGTATTTCAACTACACTTTGGCTTAAAGTCGCAAAAGGTGCTTGAGCAAAAGTTGTTAAAGTATCTTGTGAAAATGTTTTATTTGTTAACGATAATTCTATACCTGTAATATCAACACTAATGTTTACAGTCTCTTCTCCTATAGAAGTAGTTAACTGAGAACCAGTTAATGTAATTAATGCAGAAGCTCCTGCAACGGCTCCTCCACTAATAAAAGAAGATTGATTTCCTGTAACATTTACGTCAGCATTAGCAACATTAGACTCTTCGCCCATTAATCCTGTAAGGGCGATACCTTGAGGATAAGCAATGACGTTGCTATTTTCTGTTGAAAAGGCCGCTTCAGAATACGCGGTTACCCCAAACATAGCGTTTAAATTTCCTCTAGTTTAAACTTGTATTTTTTACCAGATTTATTATTTAATATGTAAAGATCCTCAGAGCCTTCTTGAATAGTCCAATTACCTTTAGTGCCATCAACTTCATTACCCTCATCTTTTGCTTCGTTAGATAAATGTAAGTCACCAGTGTATAAGTTTCTCCAAACGTTTCCTGAAGCTCCTAAATCATAGGTATCGTTAAGTCCTGGAACTACACCAGCAGCTGTTGTGGCAAGTATACTTGCATTATTATAATGAAGATGTGCTGCGTCTCCTTGTTGTGTAATTATATTATCTCCAGCACTGTTTGTAATTAAAACAGAACCCGTTCCACCAGGTTTTATAACTACAGTTTGATTACCTGAGCCACCTGCGATAAAGGAATTAGAGCCATCATGATAAATTTCTAAATCATTTCCAGTTCCAACTCTTATTTTTGTATTGTCAGGTAAATCTAAATTTGTTCCATCAAAAGTTAAATTAGCTTCTGCATTCTGTGCATCTGCACCTGTGGCTGTAACAACTCTATTGTTAGAACCATTAGCCATAAAGTCAGATACGTCAACAGATATTGCATCGGCTGCAACATCAATACCAGTTCCTGCACCTATGTTTAATGTTACATCTCCAGAAGATCCACCACCTGTTAAACCACTACCTGCAGTAACTGCTGTGATGTCTGCTGTGATTGTTTTATAAGTTTGATCCCCTGCTAAAAAAGTTGTTGATGAAGCTGTTCCCGTCCCTAGTCTTGCAGTTGGTACAGTACCACTTCCAAGGTTGGTTGCGTTTAAAGCTGTTAAAGCACTTCCGTTAAGTGCGGGTAAAGTTGCTGGAAATCTTGCATCTGCAATAGTTCCTGTAAGTTGAGTTGCTACAATAGATTTATTTGTTAAAGTTTGACTTCCTGTTAACGTAGCAACAGTACTATCTATAGTTATATCATTTGCATTTGCTGTAATACCCGTTCCACCTATAACATTTAAAGTAACGTCTCCAGAAGCTCCACCTCCTGTCATACCAGTACCTGCAGTAACTGCAGTTATATCACCAACGGTTGGAGTTTGGAAAGAAGGTACTGCACCAGCTCCCGCTGAAGTTAAAACTTGTCCTGAACTTCCCGTTGCTACTGCAACTGGATTTCCTGAAGTATCATAACTAATAATGTTTCCATCTGTACCTGGGGCCATTTTGGCTAGTGTCACTGAGTCATCGGCTAATCTTGCGGAAGCTACTGATCCACTTGCTAAATTAGTTGCGTTTAAATTTGTTAAAGCAGAACCATTGGCTGCTGGTAGTGTTGCTGGAAATCTTGCATCAGGTACTGTACCTGAAGTTAATTGTGTTGCGTTTAAAGCTGTTAAGTTACTTCCATTGTTTGCAACAATGTTACCACTAGCATCAAGGATAGTTGATTTAGTTGCGGGAAGAGTACAAAATACTTCTTTAGTCCCTGCCCCAAAGTTAACGGCATTGTTAGAATTGGATGATGTAATAACAGTAGTTCTTGCTAATGTATCAGGTGTTGCATCCGTTATAGTTCCTAAACCAACCTCAAAGTCTCCGTTTGAGGCTGTTATAGCGTAGTAAGTAGTATTAGAATTACCGATAGCTGCAACAAATGACTCAAAACCTGATACTGCGCCAGCAAGGTCTAATGTACCTGTTCCAGTTGTCGTTGAAGTTTCTTTTACTCTATCATGTACTAGCAATGCCATTTTTTATTTCTCCTAAGATATTCTTATAATTGCCTGTGTATCGTTTGCATTAGGGAACTGAATAGTAAATGTTCCAGATGTTGCAGTTTTGTCTCCACCAAAGTCAAGTACACACACAGATTTAGCAGCTTCAGATGTATTATAAATCAAAGCTCCTCTTGCTGTTAATGTAACTCCAGTGAATGATAAATCATTAAAGTCAGTAAAAGCTGTAGTTCCATTTACAGAAACTAAAGCGTTAACTAGCGCTCCGCCACCGGCTGCGTATGTTCCAGTGTTTCCAACCTGTCCACCAATACCTACTGCGTATGAAGTAGTATCTGCTCCAATAGTTGCTGCACTTGTGTACATTGCTAATTTAAAAACATCTCCGCCACTTGCGGCAAAGTTATGTAGCCCTTGAAAAGTTTGTTCTTTAAAAGAGTTCGTGATTGCATTTGTAGTAATAGCCATAATTTTTCTCCTATTTTAAATTTCTATGGTGATGGAGAAGGCACTTTAACTCGTGGCACTCCATCGGTGTATTCATCTCTACGTCTTCTGCCCATTTGTTGTAAAGCAAAAGATTGTATTTGTTCATTATACCTCTCTGAATACAGTTTGTACATATCAGCAGGTCCTTTTAAATAAGCAAAAGACTCAACTAAAACTCCGTACAATAATAATTGTTGTTGATAAGTAGATAGATAAGTAGTGTTAGAACTAGTAAAATGAGGGGGATATTTAATGTAGTTTATTTGAACTTGTCCCGCTGCTGCCGTGGCATCTGGTGTTGGGGCCACTAAAAAATTGTTCTCATCCCAGTTTGCATAATATAAAGGAGAGCCTGTAGCTCCATCATTATTATATTCAGAGATAAAACTAGTATCTCTTTTTTCTAAAAAAGTTCTAGTATTTGATATAATAGTCTGTACGGATCTTAAAACAAGCATATCAGAAGGTAAAGATATATATCTTTGACCAGAAATAAAACTAGCCGTTGAGTATTTTCTTAAATCATCATAATCTACTTTACCTGCAACATCTAATTCCGTATTAGATATAAATTGATCTAATAATACATCTGTTAATACATTAGAATCTACTTCAGTATAACTTCTTATTTGAGTTAAAAAAGCTGTGTAACTAATTGCCATTATGAAATCTCCACTGTTGTTTGTCCTATTTGAGTCCCCATTTGTCTTGCTCTATTCTGAGCTGAACCATTGTCTGGCTGCATTCCATTTGAATTAAAAGCAAATAATCCAGGTAAAGTTAAATCTATTGTAGTAAACCTAGCTCCTCCCGATTTAAAAGTAAAATCTTGTGCTCTAGGATTCTGTAAAGCTATAGCATCTCCAACAACTCGTTTACGTCTTATCTGTGGATGCTTAGGCTCGAACTCTGAAGTATGTACAAGAGCTCCTGTCCACTCTCTAACCATTTCTTTATAGGGAAACGCCTGACCTGAACGGTCAGATATTGCCATTGATCTTCTACCTTGAGCGTAAGACATTATACTCCATCTCCAAAGTAAGTCATTGGCGAAACATATAAAGAAGTTCTTTGACCATCTTCATCTAAAGCTCTAATCATTTCATCTTCATAAGTTTGTTTTAAAAGAGGCACTCTATCTGCTGCATATTGAAAAGACAGGTAATAAGCTAGCCCTGCAATCATGCATGGTAAAAATCTATATACTGCATCTGGATTATTTGAATAAGCTCCAGCATCTTCAATTCTTTTAACTACATAAAATTTTACATAAGTATAAGTCGAAGCATCGGGTGCTTGATATAAATAAATTTTAGGAGTGGTTTGCCTATCAACATAATATTGAGAAGGTTGACCTTGATTTAGTTTATTAGGAAGAGCAGCATAAGCAGATCTATCTACTTTAGTTAAAGACACATCTTGAGTATTAGCTGTATCATTTCCTCCTCCAGTAGTTGAAACAAAAGCTTCTAAGACATCGCTTACATCTGAATTACAAGTATATTCTGCTTGTCCTGCAACAAGAGCTATTTCATCTAATTCAACTTTCCATAAATGAACCCCTCTATTGCCCCAGTCAGAAAACAATACGTTTAAATTTCTTCTTGCTTTTCTTAAATCATTTCCAGAGTTAGGTCGTACTCCACATCTGTTAAATGCTTCATCTATAATTTCTTCTATAGTTAAATTAAAAGCTGTTGTTCCTGACGTAGCCATTATAGTATATCCTTATAATAGTTTAATTTAATTTTTTCTAATTTAGATAATTTTGTAGCACCATGTAATTTTATAGCCTCAACTTTATCTGCTTTACCTAATTTTGTAGATTGTCCTTTAGTTAAATCAATAAGTTTTTTACCACTAGCTTTAGCATATCTCTTAACTCCATATCTAATGCCAGCACTTAATAATCCACCAAGTAACATTTTTTCTTTTCTCACTACAGAATATCCTTATAGTAATCCTCATATGATTTATTATTATAAGTAACTCCGTCTATTTCTGAATTAATTAGAGATCCATTATATTCCATCTCTCCACCTTTTGATTTTTTAGGTACACAATTAGGGACTTTACGTCCACCTTTGGATTTCATTCCAATCATTTCATAACCGTCCCAACAAGGACCTTTTGATTTAGCCATTTGTTTCTCCTTTATTTATAGCGGCCGCTTTGAGAGTGTATAACATCTCCTTTTTGCGGTTGTACAACTTCTTTGATTGTACCACTTGAGAGCGGTAAGTTCTAGACCTTAGGTTTTTGGCTATGGGGTTTGTAGATTTTGCCATGAGTTTTGACCAATACCTTTTTAAATTCTGCTTTTTCTTTTTTAGTCCAACCTTTATTACTACTACCTAAACCTGGTTCTAATTGTTTTGTCATTGACGCTCTAGTTATTGCCATTATAAATCTACTGCTTTTCCTAAAATTGGTTTATATTTAGTTTTACCATCTTCTCTAAAGGCATGCAAGAACTGCTTCCTAGGCTTATCTTCGATATAACTACAATGACACCACCCACTTGAAGGCTCTCCTTTTTTATAAAACTCGAGAATCATTTGATCAAAATTAAGGTTCTTATATATCCAATCACAAAGTTCTGCATTATCCACTCCTGGACACTCAAAATCAACGGCTTCTGCATCACAGTGCTGACTGTTAACTGAGCTACCTATTGCAACTGATAACTCTGGAGATCTATAGCACGATGTTACAACCACAGGACCAAAATGATCTCTGACGGGTTGTAAAATATTATCACACAGTAGTTTTAGTTTTGCTATTTGATCTGAGTTAGGATTATTATCTATACCCTTACGGACAGCAGTGTCCGATTTAATAAGCTCTTGAAGATTAAAGTTTCTAGAAATTTTCATTATTTACCTCTAACAGAATCGATGAAATTGTAAACCCTTCCGAATTGCTTATCAATAGACATCAAGTCAGACTGAATCATGGTTACTATTAATTGAAGTTCTATAAGTGTGACTAAAGTCCAGGTAGCTAAACCCATTAGTATTGTACCAAGTAATGCTATTAATGCTGTATTAGTTTTTCTACTCACAGAGGTGCTACAATCATTGTTAAAATAATAAAAGCGATAACCAATACACCTGTAAAATAATAGTTCATCCGGGCACAC